GGATATAGTCTCACCACAAATAATATTGCAGGTCTAGCAAAAACATACATGAGAGCTAGTGGTGCAACTGGAAATATAACCGTAGCTTCACATGGAAACTATCCAACTAATAGTATAGAAGATAAAAAACTTGTAGACAACCCATACGAGACTCTCAGTGGATCTAATCAATTAGTTGTTAAATTTAATCCTTCTGATAATGCTCATTTCATTGGTAATGTAGGTAAGCAAGTTCAGTTACGTGCTACAGGATCAACAGCAGGAGCAGGATCTTCTACACCAACAACTTATAATATAACAACAACTGCAGCATCATCTAGTTACTATACACTTAGTGGAGTAGATAGGAATGGTGCGGTTAGTGGTGATAATCGACCAGTTGGTCTATATGTTGGTGATACAATTAATTTCAACCTGAGCAACGTATCAAGTATTCACCCATTTTATCTCAGAGTATCAAATGGTGGTAGTAATGTAACTACACCAACTGCTAGTGGTCAAGGTTCTGTAGGTAATGCAACAGTATCTTGGACACCAAACACAGCAGGAACATATTACTATCAGTGTGGTCAGCATACTAGTATGATAGGAACTATCACAGTGTCATCTATACCTGGTGGTAGTGGTGCTGTTATAGTTGGTGGTATTAACGTATCTACACTATCTCAATCTGGGTGGTTGACAATACAGGCAGAGAATGCTGTTAACAATACTATTACTTTATATGCTGGTAATAATGCCAGTGCAGGTACAACTGGTGGTGGATCAAATAATTACCTAGCACTTATAAAATCAGAAGAGTTATACCATGAAAGTTATGACGGTGTGGTATCTACTTCAACAACTTTAAGATCTCAAACAGATACACAAGAATCTGCAGGTACTGGAACCTATGATAATGTCACATACTATCCTGTAGATTCTGGAGTTGACTTTAACTATGCAGGATCTGGATCTACACTCACTACTAAACGTGGTGCATTTTTTCCATTCATAGATTCTAATGTAACTTGGGCAAGAAGTTCAGGAACTATAGCAACATATGCTAATGGAGCTAGTGTTAGTATTGATTTAGGATTAAGTGGAACAACCTTCGCAGGAGAACCAACATTAGAATTTTATGGTCTTAGTGGAGATGCTATTGGTTCTTCTGGTTTAGCATTAGATACCTCGACTGGTATATTGAGTGGAACTGTAACTTCAGATTATATTGACACGACTTTTAACTTTACTGTTACTGAACAAATAACTGAAAATGCACAGGCATATAGTTTCACTACTACAGGAACTGGAGTTATAGTTAATATCACACAACAACCAAGTCCAGCAAGTGTTGAAGCTGGTTCTGGTAATACTGCTTCCTTTGGTCCTGTTGCAGGTATTAGTTCTGATGGATCTACAATTACATTCAGATGGGAGTTCTCAAGTAATGGTGGTGTAGGTTGGTCACCTCTTGTTGACGGTGGTGGATATAGTGGAACAACCTCCAACACACTAACTGTAGATGATGACTTTGCTAAGAACACTTATCAGTTCCGTTGTAAGTTAGATACAGCAACTGCAGTTGCTCCATCATATACAAATGCAGTTACACTGACAGTTAACCGTGTAATTACAATAAGCAATCAACCAACAAATTCAAACCCAATAGCACCTGCAGTAGGTTCATTTACAGTTGCTGCTTCTACATTAGATTCTGCTACTATTGCATATCAATGGGCAAAGTCAGAGAATGGTGACGGTGTTAACTTTGCAACTATAGGTGGTGCCACTTCTGCAACTTACACTACACCTGCCACAACATATGATGATGACTATGGTGATTATTACCGATGCGTTTTATCAGCTACTGGTGCACCTAACAAAACTTCTGCTGCTGCTCAAACTTTAGTTCAGAGAACTATTAGTGTTACATCCCAACCAACAAATGCTACTGGTTCAGTTGGTGGTACAAGATCTTTCGGTGTTGCTGCTACTACATCTGATTCTGATCCTACTGCTATTACCTTCCAATGGCAAGTGTCTATTACAAGTGGTGCTTCATGGTCTAATGTATCTACTGGTAGTGGTGGTACTACTGCAACATATACAACTGAGACATTAACTACAACTCAAGATGAGTATCAATATCGTTGTTTACTCTCAGCTACTGGTGCAACTACTATACCTTCTAACGCTGCTACATTACAAGTAGAAACAGTAACCGTTGTTATTACAAATCAACCAAATGCTGCAACTGTAGATGAAAATACTACTGCAACATTTACTACATTAGGTTCTGTTACAATGGCACCTGTGGGTGGTAACGCAGCATCATCTTCATTTGATACTGATCAATTTGATACACCATCTGGCGGTGGTGGAGGTGGTTTTGAAGGACAATCATCACACGAACCTACTGTCACTTACCAGTGGGAAAAATCAGATAATGCAGGTGCTAACTGGAGCACACTTGGTGGAGCAACCTCTGCATCATATACAACAAGCACATTAACATATGCAGATGATAATGCTGATCAATATCGTTGTGTAATATCTGCAGTTGGTGCAGCTGCTGATGTAACTACAAACGCAGTGACACTAACGGTTCAAAGAACATTTTCTATTACTGCACAACCCTCTAACCCAACTGCAAATGAAGGTGCGACTGCACAGTTCTCAGTTAGTACAACTTCTAGTAGTGGAACTCCAACATATCAATGGGAGAGATCTGATGACAATGGATCTAATTACGTAACAGTATCATCAGCAACAAACGCATCTTATACAACACCAACTTTAGTACATGCAAATGATGATGAAGATCGTTATCGTTGTGTAGTATCTCTTGTAGGTGCAGCTGCACCTCTTACCTCAAATCATGGTTTACTAACTGTTCTCAGAGTAATTAGTATAAGTCAACAACCAGTTAATACAGGTGTTATTGAGGGACAGACTGCGACTCTAAGTATTACTGCTGCAATCACTAGTGATATCATAGCGTATCAATGGCAAAAATCTGTAGATGCTGCTGCTAACTGGACAAATGTTAATGGTGCAAACTCTTCCTCATACACTACACCTGCAACAACATTCCCAACAACTCCATCAGAACAGTTCCGTTGTGTATTATCAAACTCTGAAGCAACAACTGTAACTTCTACTGCTGCAACTGTTACCGTTAATGAATCTGAATTTGTATCAGGTCCTACTACAGTAACACCATTTATTGATACAGATACTACAAAAACATTATCAAGAAGACCAGTTATTACTACTTCTGCATATGTATCCGAGTATGCAGGATCAACTCATGCTTCTACATTCTGGAGAATTAGAAGAGTTAGTGATAACGTGACTGTATATGATACTGCAGGTACATATGTTAATGGTGATACTGGTAACCTAACATCATTTACTGTACCAACATCTGTTCTAGATTTTGATACCACTTACCAAGTACAAGTCAAGTTTAGAGATCAGAATAGTTTAGAAAGTGCATACACAGCAGCAATTAACTTTACAACACCATTTGTAGATCAACCAGAGATACAAACTATTGTACCTGCATTTAACCCAACTATAAACGTTGATGCTATTGCAGTAAAAGGTGGTTACCAACATACATCTAGCGATTGGCAGTTTGCTGCAACGACGGCTTTCTCACCGCCTGTCCACCAATCACTTGGTAACCCAACTAACTTAACATCGTATACTTTACCTGTTAACGTTACTTTGAACGCAAACACTACATATTATGTAAGAATTAGATTCAACGTTAATCCTACCTAACATGGCAATTCCCTCAACCAGACAGGGACTCATAGATTATGCACTACGTCAGAATGGTGCTCCAGTCCTAGAAATAAACATAGAAGATGATCAGATAAGTGATCTAGTAGATGATGCTGTCCAGTTTTATAATGAGAGACATATGGATGGATACATCAGAACTCATTTAAAAGTGAAGTTCACTCAGGCTATGATTGATGCCATGACAACTGATAGCACCACTCAAGTAACAGGTGCAACATCATCAGCATTGGCAGTTGATTGGTTTGAGCAAAACAACTACCTTAAAGTTCCTGAGCATGTTACTAGTGTTATAAAGGTATTTGATTTTGTATCTAAGAATGTCACAAACTTATTTGACGTTAGGTATCAGTGGAGATTAAATGATCTTTGGGATCTTACACAGACAGAGATCCTTACATATGAAATGGTCAATAGAAGATTAGAAGATATTTACTATTTGTTAGAAGGTCAGAAACAAACTAGATTCCAAGTAAGAGGTGATAGGTTATATCTAGATTTGGATTTTAAAACTGATGTTAAGGAAAATGATTTCCTAGTTATCGAATGTTATCGTGCAATAGATCCTAGTACTACAACTGCTGTATATAATGACTTGTGGTTAAAGAGATATGTAACTGCATTAATTCAAAGACAGTGGGGTGCTAACTTAATCAAGTTCCAAGGAGCACAATTGCCAGGTGGAATTACAATGAATGGTGAGTTTATATACAACGAAGGTAAGGCAAAGGTAGAGAAATTAGAAGAGGAAATGCTTACCCAATATGAAACACCACCCCTTGACATGATAGGATAATGGCAAGAACCACTTACTTCACACATGGTACTAGGAACGAACAGTTCCTATTGCAAAACTTAGTAGAAGAGCATCTCAAAATGTTTGGGATGGATATTCTATACTGTCCTAGAGAGATAATGCAGACGGACGGTGTGTTTAATGAGGAAGTAATTGGTGAGTTTAATGATGCATATTTAATAGAAGCATACATGGAAAACTATGATGGATTCCAAGGTGGTGGAGATCTATTAACAAAGTTTGGTGTAGCACAGACTGATGAAATAACTATGGTTATATCTCAGCAAAGATTATCGGATCTTATATCACAATTCCTTTTACTTGATAAAGATTATCAAGTTGCAGAAAGACCACAAGAAGGAGATCTGATATACCTTCCACTAACAAGTAATTATTTTGAGATAAAATTTGTAGAGCACGAAGAACCATATTACCAATTAGGTAAAGGTTACGTGTACAAACTCAAGGCAGAACTATTTGAGTACAGTGACGAGCAAGGAGATCTATTTGATGGTGATGAAGATCTAGTA